TTTATTCGATTTGGTTCTCCTACAATTAATTCTAAACCAAGAAATCTTTGGTTAGGTAAACCAGCCAATTTAACTTTGATGAATCGCCACACTGCGATGGGTTTTGTAATTGTTCCTTCTCAACCATTTGGATATAATTATCTTGGTGGTAAATTATTGGCATTGTTATGTTGTTCACATTTTGCGAGAGAAACACTTAATAAAGTATTTGAGAAAGATATTGCATTGTTTGAGACTACATCTTTATATGGATCTACAACATCTGCATCACAGTATGACGGACTAAAACCTTTTATAAGATATAAAGGACTAACTGAAAGTAAGTTTACACCATTACTTCATGATGATGCATTTCATAGATTACATAATCGTTTTAAAGAATGGAATGATAACACACCACTCACAGATAATAAGGCATCATCTAAAAAGATGAAGAGACAATCGAAGATGATATCAATTATTAAAAACTCTATGAAAGAATATGATATGAATACAGAGTTAAAACAATTTACAGATACCATAGACATGGCACTTAACTTAACACAGAAGAAAAGATTTTATATTTCTGATTATGGTTATGCAAATGTTCGTGAAGTTATTAATGGTGAACAAGATAAATTAATTCGTGGTCAAAATTGGGATAAGTTTTATCTTGATAACATATTGGCATGGTGGAAGAAGAAAGCAACAAAGAGATATGATAAGTTAAAAGCAGAAGGAAGATTTAGAGATAAGGTGGAATTATGGACACAAGACGATGACATACAAATCATACGATAATAAATACTTAAAAACTGTCAAAGAGATGAAGACATTTAAAGAGTTTTTAGACGAGAGTAGTCTTAGTAGAATAAAAAGTAAATCAGATAAAAAAGGTATTGCTGTCATGTCAGCATCTAGAGCTAATCTCTCTGCAAAAGAAAACCGTGCAAGGGCAAAGCAATTGGACAAAGACATTCGTGGTAAATTTAAAAGAGGTGCTACAAAGGTAACTGGATCATATGTTGAGAAGGATGAAAAGACAGGAAAGGAAACTAAGGTAAAAGAAAGAAGTCATGTAATAGATAGTGGTAAGATGGGTAAGAGAAAGTTCAAGAAGGAAGTCAAGAAGTTAGGTAAGAAATATGGGCAAGATTCTGTATTGACATCAACTAAAAAGCGTGGTACACTATCAGCAACAAGAAAGGGTGGACTTGGCCCAAAAACAAAAGGAATAGGTGTAGGTAAATTCCAACCACAAGGTAAAAACCCAGAGGGACAATCTCAAATTAAAGGTAAAACTTTCGCGTACAACAAATGACAACACCACTTTATGATGACTCTAACTGGAGAGAGGAATACAAATCCTATACCAGAAACAAAATGGAACTTGACTTACTTGAAAATGGCCCTAAAAATTTATCACAATCATGGCATCTTCAAGCACTTTATAGTAATTGGAAAAAGGCAAAGGGTTATAATAAATTAGATCCAAAAGAAAATACAGGTCAGATGCAATCATCGATGCAGGACTTTTTTAACAGACAAAAAGATCAAGGTATTTAATGAGCGAATTTCTAAAAAGACACATTGGCCCATCAGAAGAAGAACAGACTCAAATGTTAAATGATTTGGGTCTTTCTAGTTTAGATGAACTGGTAAGAGAAGTTGTACCAGATTCAATCTTACTTCGTGGTGATAATAATTTACCAAAGGGTTGTAGTGAACAACAAGCACTTACTGAATTAAAAAAGATTGCAAGTAAAAATAAATTACAGAAAAATTTAATTGGACAGGGATATTATGGAACAATTACACCACCAGTAATACTCAGAAACGTATTTGAAAATCCTGCATGGTACACATCCTATACACCATATCAGGCAGAGATCTCTCAAGGTAGATTAGAAGCATTATTTAATTATCAGACACTGATTACGGAACTTACTGGATTACCAGTTGCCAACGCATCATTATTAGATGAAGGCACTGCAGCAGCAGAAGCAATGTTATTAGCACATGGTCAAAGTAAAAAGAAATCATTTATAGTTGACAAAGAAATATTTCCACAGACATTATCAGTATTAGAAACCAGAGCAGAACCATTAGATATAGAGATTATATTAGTGGATTATACAGAAGCAATTCCACTTGAATATTTTGAAAAGTCATTTGGTGTTTTAGTTCAACTTCCAAACCGTCATGGCACTTTGAGATATCCAGATGCGATTAATCGTATTGCTGATGTTTACAAATGTATGAAAATTGCAATCGTAGATCCGATGTGCCAAGTTTTGATGCAACCGGTGGCAGAATGGGGATTTGATATTGCAGTGGGTAGTATGCAAAGATTTGGTGTTCCTATGGGATATGGTGGGCCACATGCTGCTTTTTTTGCAATTTCAGATAAACATAAAAGAAAGATTCCCGGAAGAATCGTAGGACAGTCAGTTGATAGTCAAGGTAATCCTGCATTAAGATTGGCATTGCAAACTAGAGAGCAGCATATTCGTAGAGATAAAGCAACAAGTAATATATGCACAGCACAGGCATTACTTGCAAATATGGCAGGATTCTATGCAGCATATCACGGTGCAGAAGGTTTAAAAGTAATTGCAAGAAGAATTAGATTATTACGACAAACTCTTATATGTCTTTTAAAATGGAATGGATTTGAAGTTGATGAAACTGAGGGATTTGATACCGTTAGATGGAAAACAAATAAACTTGTTACTGGATATAATGTTCATTATGAAGATGGATATGTAACTTTGTCTCTTGATGAATTATCAAACTTTGATACCCTATTTGATATTGTTAATTCACAAAAAGATTACACAGCACATAAGGATACAATCATACAAGCATGGGACTACATTGTTAATTACAAGTGGTTAGGTATTCCAGAAAGAACTAAACCTTGGTTACAGCAAGACGTTTTCAATAAGTATCAAAGTGAAACTAACATGATGAGATACATTAATGAATTAGTATCTAAAGATTTTTCACTTGTAAATGGTATGATGCCACTTGGTAGTTGCACTATGAAACTAAATGCAGCGTCAGAATTAATGCCAGTATCTTGGCCTGAGTTTTCAAATGTTCATCCATTTACTCCTAAAGAACAAACAATAGGATATCAAGAAATCATAAAAGATCTAAAGGATTGGTTGTGTGATATCACAGGATTTGCAGATGTAAGTCTACAACCAAATGCAGGATCTCAGGGTGAATATGCAGGTCTACTTGCGATACAAGCATTTCATAAAGGTAGTGGAGATACAAAAAGAAATGTATGTTTGATTCCTACAAGTGCACATGGAACTAATCCTGCGAGTGCTGTCATGGCGGGCATGAAGATTGTACCAATCAAGTGTGATGAAGATGGAAACATTGATATTAAAGACCTAGAGAAACAGGCAATCATGAATACTTTTGAGTTGTCTTGTTTGATGATTACATACCCATCAACTCATGGTGTGTTTGAAACTAACATTAGAGATATATGTAAAATTATTCATGACAATGGTGGTCAGGTATATCTTGATGGTGCAAACTTGAATGCACAAGTCGGACTTGCGAAACCATGTGACTATGGTGCAGATGTATGTCATATGAATTTACATAAGACATTCTGTATTCCTCATGGTGGTGGAGGCCCCGGTGTTGGCCCGATAGGTGTTGCAAAACATCTTGCTCCTTTTATGAATCAAAGAGTATCAGCAGCAGTTCAAGGTAGTGCATCTATACTTCCTATCAGTTGGATGTATATTCGTATGATGGGTGGTGATGGATTACGTAAAGCAAGTGAAGTATCATTACTTTCAGCGAACTGGTTGGCACATAAGATAGATGACTCATTTAAAGTATTATATAAAGGTGCTAATGGTAGAGTTGCACATGAGTGTATCTTTGATGTTCGGACTATGCCAGTGACAGCAGAAGATGTTGCTAAGAGATTAATGGATTATGGTTTTCATGCTCCCACACTCTCATGGCCTGTGATGAATACAATGATGGTTGAACCAACTGAGAGTGAATCACTTGATGAACTTAAAAGGTTTGTTGAGGCAATGGATATGATTAGAAGAGAAATTTTTACAGATAAGGATATCTTGAAAAACGCTCCACATACTGCAAGGGTTGTCACTCAATCAGATTGGGTGTATAATTATACTCGTGAGCAAGCAGCATTTCCAGTAAATCAAAAGAATAAATTCTGGCCTGCTGTATCAAGAATAGATAATGTTTATGGTGATCGTAATCTTGTCTGCTCTTGTGCAAATTATTTTGACAATGAAACTGATGGAACTAAAGGACTGGCTAAACTCAATCAATCTTAATAAAAAGAATTTAATTGATGAAGATCCATCAGTTGAAAAAGAATATCCTCCATTCATAATTAACAAGTGTTTATCAGGACATCTTGACACAGTGATGTTTGCAAATGAGATGAATAAGTATTCATTTCTACCAAAGAAAATGCAACATGACTTTTTTATACATATAGTGAGGAAGAAGAAAAGATTCTCTCCTTGGTTGCGTAAAGACAAAATCAATGACCTTGATATTGTCAAACAATACTATGGATATAGTAATGCTAAAGCGGAACAGATTCTAAAGATTCTTACAAAAGAACAACTGAATTTTATTAAATCTAAACTTGATATTGGAGGAAGACAATGACTGTTCTTCGGGAACCTGATGTGAAATGGAATCCTGACCAGATGGTCGAAGTGACATTAAATGAACCAGACGATTTTCTTAAGGTAAGAGAAACATTAACTCGTATTGGTGTCGCATCAAGGAAAGAGAAAAAGATATATCAATCCTGTCACATACTTCATAAACAGGGACGGTATTACCTTGTACACTTCAAAGAGCTTTTTGCTTTAGATGGAAAGCATGCAAACTTAACATCTAATGATGTACAGAGAAGAAATCGTATAGTTCAATTACTCGTGGATTGGGGACTTGTAGGTATAGTAAGTGCAGATTCTATACAAGATGTAGCACCATTAAATCAAATAAAAGTGTTGTCATATAAAGACAAGGGTGATTGGATACTAGAAACAAAATACAATATAGGAAGTAAAAAAAAGAAAGTAGAGGAAACTGAATAACAATGTAGGGGATTCAACATCCCCTTTTTTTGTGGTCTATGCTATAAATATAGATGAATGCCGAAAGGGTTCAATTAA